AAATGGGTATTGTTGTCTGACACCACGAGGTCATCTGCCGTGCCATCGATGTTACTGCCATTGCGATCTATAGTAAGATTGTTGGAAGCAAAATTGCCGTTGTCAACGAACTCAACAATGTCACCAGCACTTGGTGATGCTGGGAGAGTAATAGTAAATGCGCCACCAGAAGTGTCAACTGCTAATCGCTCACCTGATGTGGCTGTATGTGCTGATGTGATTAGTGTAAACGATTCGCTTGCTAGACTTGCCCATTCAGTTCCAGTGTATGTTTGAATTCTTCCTGCGGTCGGTTGGAACCAAAAGTCACCAGCGTTTGGTGAAGCAGGAGTAGAATCTCCCTGAAATAAAGTGACGCCCTTCTTACCTATCGTGAAACTAGGAAACGAAGTTGCCTTTGCGTTTAATGTTACAGCCATTTAATTTTTTTCTCCAACGTTCGAGCCTTTGAGACCCGTCTAGCAACGAACGCTACTAGTCTATGGTTACGTACTTTATTCTTATTTATCAGGATAACTGTATTATAGGAAAGTTTATGGCCGTGATAAATACTGTTATATTTTAAAGGAAAACGCTATGCCAAAGATCAGTTTATGGTCACCATACAAGACTAACGATTATAAATTCATAGACCAAATCGCAGGTGAGGTTACTGACCTCGGTGCTACTGGATGCTATGTCCATAAATATGTAGGACCAAAGTTAGAAGATGGTGATACACGTGATGTTACTGAAACGACAATACAAGACGTACTGTTTTTAGAAAATCGTGAACGTAACTATGATGATGAAATTTACGAGCTACGTGGCCACTATGATCCAAGTGATAGAGATTTTGATCTTACGCAATTTGGCTTGATGTTTTCTGATGATACACTTCAACTTGTTTTCCATCTATCCAATATGGTTGATCGCTTAGGACGTAAGATTATGTCAGGCGATGTTATTGAACTGCCACACTTACGTGAGCTTTACCCTCTAGACGAAGAACGCGGTGCTGTAAATCGTTACTATGTCGTTGAAGATGCCGCTAACTATGGACAGGGATATGGTCCACGTTGGTGGTCGCATTTCTGGCGTGTTCGTTTAAAACTTATTTCAGATAGCACAGAGTTCCGTGACATTATTGGTGATGGCAGTGAAGAAGGCGACATTCGTAACGAACTAAGCACGTGGTGTAAGCAACAGGAAATCACAGATGGTATTATTGAAGAAGCCGCTGAGAATGTTCCTTATGATCCTGTGTATTTCCAAGCAGAACATTACTACATCGGTGTAATGGAAGATGGGTCTCCTGGTGTATTCTGGAAGGGTGATGATGTTATACCAGACAATGGTTGCCCATTAGCTGGTGAAGGTGATGCGTTCCCTGAAGATTTACAGGATGGCGAGTATTTCCTACGCACTGACTTTGACCCTTACCGTTTATTCCGTAAGGAAGGATCTTGTTTCCGTAATGTTGAAAAAGACAGACGTGTGGAATGGACTGGCACTAACAAATCAATTGATACATTCATCAATAACGACAACATCACCAAGAATACTGATGGCACGTTAACTGATGAAAAAGTCGCACTAAGTAAAGTTGTACGTCCTAAGGACGAGTAAAATCCCAGATAACGAATCTACAGCCCAGTTGCGTTTCGAACACATCTAACGCTCCTGGAAAAGTATCAGGAAAATATTTGGCATATTTCCAGGGATACTTGTGCTCAAGCTCTGGGCCAAACACTCTAACGATTAGTCTATCACATTTTGATTTTAGAGCATCTACTAGATCCATCCCGGTAATATTAATGACACCGTCGCCTATGATTGTGTTGTAGTGTTTGTCTAATCTAAACCAATCACCCTGATAAGCAAAACCTGATGGAAACATATCCACAGCTTCAGTACAATGGGGTTGAAGGGCCTTGGTTTCCCCAAGTAATAACACACTACCAAAAGAATATTCCGTAAATAATTCCACTTCAGTAGGATTTGGCTTCTTTGGGTATTCCAAATTCTGCCAGTATTCGTGGTCTTGATCCATATAGTCTCTCTTTGTGATAAATAGTATTGTTATATTTATCGAAAAAGGATATCATGGATTTTTTCTACGACCAACAGATTAGACGTTACTTACTACAGTTCATTCGTGTATTTGCTGACCTAAGCTACCAGGAAACTCGTGGCGGTGCTCTTGTTACTGAACGTGTGCCAATTATGTACGGTGATCCAAACCGTATGGTAGCAAGTATTTTACGTGAAAATAGTGAAAACGTTGTTATGCCATCGCCTATGATGAGCGCATGGATTAGAGATATTGAAATGGATCCTGGTCGCAGACGTGACCCAATGTTTAACGATACAAAAAATATTGTTGAAAGAAACTACGATAAAGACACTGGTTACGGAACTGAAGCAGGCAACATGTATACCCTACAGCGTTACATGCCAGTGCCATATAAGTTAACATTCCAATTAGACATTTGGACTACGTCAACAACGACTAAGCTACAATTATTGGAACAAATTTTAGTCTGGTTCAATGATGCACTAACGTTACAACAAAATGATAACGCTTATGATTGGACAAATATATTTGAGTTACAACTAACAAACACACAGTGGTCTTCTAGAAGTATTCCGCAAGGCTCTGTTACTGATCGTGAAATTACATCACTAACATTCGAAGCACCTATATGGCTAAATCCACCGGCCAAGTTAAAGAGTAAGCAATGGATTGAACAAGTTGTAACCAACATAGTTGAAATTAATGATTTAAGTGATCGTGAGATTGATTTAACATTAGAAGATCCACTGGGCTGTTTCAACGAATTAGATCGATTAATTGTTACGCCAGGCGATTATAAGTTAGAAGTTGGATATGAAGGGCAGGATGTTGTTGCTAAACTTATAAGTAATGATCCTGATGAAACTCCTGATTGGAATTCACTATTAACTGAAACATATGGCCTAGACATCGAGTTTACCGATTTATATATTAAAACTGATAATGATATTGAATCTGAAGATGGAGACATTATTGGTCAAATTGATCTAACTAATGAACCAGATGTTGTTAAAGTTGCCATTGACCAAGACACTGTGCCTGGCACTACTGCTGGCATTAGTCCTATCAACAGAATTGTCAATCCAGTTAAACGCTCACCAGGTAATGAACTTCCAGGGGCGATTACTGGTCAGCGTTATTTAATAACATCAGATACAAGTAACGGTGAAGAACCTGCTATTGATGTCACATCAGGCGCTTGGGGTGCGTTGCGAGCTTATCCTAATGATATCATCCAATATAACGGTGCCCAATGGCAAGTTGTATTTGAAGCCGCTACCCAGAATGACATCGCTTATACAGTTAATTCATTCAACATGCAACACTATAAATATGTGAACGGTGAATGGATATTCACTTATTTAGGTGAATTTAATCCGGGTTATTGGCGTCTATACAGTTCAAAATAAACGCTTTTCTTCGCATTACCTAACAAACCACTTTAACCTCCGGTAAATATTATTATGAAGGCACAAAAGACTGGCTCGGGGGCATTGATCTTATGTCCTAAGACAGAAAGGGTAATGCTTTCTCTAAGAGCCCCACACAAAACACACAGTATGCACTGGAGCATATGGGGCGGGATGCACGAAAATGGCGAGAATCCCAAGGATTGTCTGCTACGTGAAATGTCTGAAGAGATGGGCAATGTGCCAGATATAGAAAGGTTTTATCCATTCGATATCTATGAAAGTCGAGACAAAATGTTTAAGTATTATACCTTTATATGTATTGTCGACGAAGAATTTACACCAATTTTAAATTCTGAAAATATAGGATACGCATGGATTAAATTAGGGTTGTGGCCTAAGCCGATGCACGTTGGTGCGAGGAAAAGTTTTTGTACTGCCAAAGCTTATGAAAAACTACAATTAATAATTGAACAACATAAATGAGCAAGATAATAAATTTCAACAAAGCACGTATTGCGGCTTATTTGCGTTATACAGAGACGCACGGCCACATACACAAGAATTTGCCGTTAGTCATTGAGGGCAATCTCCCTTCCTATTCAAAAAAATATGTTGGTTATCAGGCAACACTAAATGGTCTTAGAGAAGAAAAGAAAAATAGAAAGACAAATCTCATCAATGACTTTAATCAAGACTTAGAACTCCTAACATCAGGGTTCCAAACACAATCATCATTATTTATGTTCCCAACAGTCATGTCAAAATATAGAAAAGGGATCAATCCAGTCACAGCATTATATAACGAATTACAGAAAACATTATTTTACTTCAACAAAAGCAATGCTACCCACCGCTGGATACTGAAATTATTCAAAGATTCAGATTGGTTTAATGCCTTAATCAAAGCCATTGATTATGACTACGCTTCAATCAGTCGTTTCCAACAAAGGCACCTTCACCAAGTTTCAAATAAACACATCGAAAGAGAACTATCAGTACTCAATAACGTAAAAGAAAACCTACTTCACTACAAAGAGGTTTTCTTATTAATGACTGAAACAACAGACCGTTACTTAAAATAAATTTTA